GAGTAGTGTTGTCATAATTTTCAAGATTTAATCTTGGTTGATTAACATTAGCTTCATATAATTCCATAGGATTATGAGCGTATTGGTAATGAGTTATCTCGAGAGTTCCGTTCTCAATATACTCACCAGCATCATTATAATACCCATAATTAAGAGGAATATCCCTTGTAACCAAAGTATCTTGGTAATCTCTCATATAAATACCTTCGGTATCAGTCGTTATCGTTTCATTATTTTCAATCATATTTTTTCCTTTTCTCATTATCATTACACTATAATATAGTAAATCTTTTCATTAATGTCAAGCTTTTTCTTTACATTTCTAAAGAATCTAACCACTCTTCTATTTCGTCGTGAGTCATTCTTCCGTCTTCTTCAAGAGCTTCTCTTTGTTCTTGTCTTGTTTGTGGCCTACCATTTAGGTAAGTTGGTCCAATACCAGTTTCGGCTTGAAACTCAATGTCGTGTTCGGGTAATTTACCATTATCCCTATTTAGTTCATAATTTAAACAACCCATAGCAAATGTTCCCATATTCATATTAATTTTCCTTTTATTATTCTTCGTCTTCGTGGTTATCTCTATCGTAAACTTCTTCTTCACAATCATCACAAAGGAAAAAGCCGTCTATTTCAACACCACATTCTTCACACATTATCTCATCAATCATACTATAATATAGTTATTCCTAATGACAATGTCAAGCTTTTTATTATAAAACTTCAATAAAACTTCTAATAATATATTCAAACTATCTTGGTATTGATATTCACTTTTTTTAAGTTTCTTATATTTATTAATGTAATAAGAAAATTCTTTATAGGAGAAAGAAAGTGGCCGATTTTATAGACCCAAACGACATATTTTTTACACCATTTGAACCTAAAACGAAAAATAGGTTTGTTATGGAAATTGACGGAATACCAGCATATCTTGTTAAAACAATGGCAAGACCAAGTATTCAATTTGAAACAATCACACTTGACCATATCAATACAAAAAGATATGTGAAAGGTAAAGCTACTTGGCAACCATTATCAATAACATTATACGACCCAATCGTTCCATCAGGAGCACAATCAGTAATTGAGTGGGTTAGATTACATCACGAATCAGTAACAGGTCGTGACGGGTATTCAGACTTTTATAAAAAAGACATTACATTTAATGTATTGGGACCAGTCGGTGATAAAGTAGAAGAGTGGACATTAAAAGGAGCATTCATTACAGAAGCAAACTTTAATGAATTAGATTTCGCATCATCAGAAGTTGCAGATATCGCACTTACTTTACAATACGACTACGCAATACTACAATTCTAAGGAGATAAATTATGTGGGCAATATTTAAAGATGAAAACGACTATAATGAAAAATCAATAATTGGTTTCGCATCATTTGCCGTAATGACATTGTTCGCAGTAGTTGATTTGGGAACAGGAATTGTTGGAAAAGATTTAGTTATAAATGATATGGTATACAACTCGTTTGTATTCATAACCCTTGGTTCTTTTGGTATCGCAGGTGCTGAAAAAATTATGGGTAAAAAATAATAGTTATTAATTCTTAATTAATCAAGGAGTAAAACAAAATGGCTGAAAATCAGTATGGATTTCCTACTGAAGTTCTATCTTTACCATCAAAGGGATTATTATATCCCGAAGATAGTCCTTTGCGTAGCGGAACAATAGATGTCAAATATATGACAGCAAAAGAGGAAGATATCTTAACTTCCACAAACCTAATTGCACAAGGTAAAGTAATCGAAAGACTACTGGAAAGTGTAATCGTAACACCAAATGTTAAATTAGATGATTTATTAGTTGGTGATAAAAACGCAGTAATGATGGGAACTCGTATTTTGGGATATGGTAGTGAATACAATGTATCAGTAAATGACCCAGAG